CTGCCCCAATCGTGATCCCAGACTACGTCCTCAGCCTATCCAAGCGCGTTGGCGAAGGCGACAAGACTGCCAGCAAGGAACTGGGAGCCATGTTCAGGCTATTGCCGCAGACCTCCGGGAGTGTCTCGGTGATCCAAAACGTTCTACAGCAGCACGGCGACACCCCGGTAGACCCATCCCCGAGCAACGGGGTGTTCGATCGCATCGCCTACCAACTCGACAATCAGCATCGAGCCCCGTCAAAGGCGGTCATAACGGTAGTGCCGAAGCCCAATAAAGACGAGGACTAGCTTGGGCGGAATCGTAACCCCGACCGACGATCAAGTCCGCCGTTTAGGGACCAGGGACGCAAACAGATGGTCCCGAGACAGCGGCGTCACGGAGATGATCGACTATCTCCGCGACTACCAGACATCTCCAGGCAGGCTAACCTCCCTCCACCTCGAAAAGATCAAGCAGGAGTACCTGAAGTGTCAGGCCAGCTTCGAGTACGCCGCCCGCAATTACTTCTGGATCGTCAACAAGCAGTCCGGCAAGGAGATGCTCTTCCGGCTGTGGGACTCCCAGGAACTGATCCTCGAATCCCTCTACGAACTGCGCGACAAGGGGCTTCCCCAGAAGCTCATTATCTGCAAGAGCCGGCAACTCGGATGCAGTACGCTGTTGGATGCCCTGATGCTGTGGAAGACCGTATTCTTCAGAAACCAGAACGCCATCATCGTCAGTCACAACCCCGGGCACGCCGGCCAAGTCCTGTTCTCTGGCATCGTCCTATACATCCTCGACCGGCTTCCGTGGTGGCTGAAGCCCATGGAGACCAGCCGAGAAATCTTTGACGGAGTCTACTTCGCAAACAAGAACAAAGACCAGAAGGAGGATAACCCGGGAAACGAGTCCAGGATTTTCGTCCAGGCGGCCAATCAGAAAACAGGCGTCGGTCAGGGCGTGCGCATAACCGCGGCACACATTTCAGAAATCGCGGATTACCAGCAGGAGAAGGCACGCGAGATCATCGAGGGCGATCTTGGGAACGCCATCGTCGATGAGCCTGGCACCATTGCCGTCATCGAGAGCACCGGGAAGATAGCCGAGAGCTACTTTCACCGGCTCTGGAAGAAGTGCGTGGAGGGCGGCGAGGACGCGCTCTGGCACCCGCGGTTCTTCCCGTGGTTTTTCGACAAGTCACACTTCATACCGCCGGTGGATGGGTGGGCACCACAGCAGGAAGAGATCGACATCAAGGCGCAGGTCCTCGACAAGTGGTTGCAGTGCGACAATGCCGATTGCGCCCAGATGCGAGAGGGAAGGTATCAGGGGCACTCTCTGGTAGATTCGAAATGCCCAACGTGTGCAGTTGGCAGGCTACGCCCGAAGGAACTGACCGACGGGCAGCTCCGCTGGTGGGAGAGGCGCCGGAGCAATGTAGAAGACGACGAAGCCAGCCTGAAGACCCTCATGGAGGAGCAGGCGCTCACTCCGGAGGATGCTTTCCAAACGCCGGGCCGCTCCGCCTTCCCTATGGAGACGACCGCGTTCGCGACCAAATGCACACGGGATCCGCTGATTCATGGATTCATGGACGATGCCGGGATATTCCACGGGGCGGATTCAGAATCGTTCAGTTGCATCAACGGGTGGTGTGACGAGAACCACAGGTGGGGGCAGAGCAACGTCACTATCTGGGAGTTTCCCCAGGCGAAAGCTCGATATGCGGTGGGGGCCGACGTCGGCGCCGGCCTCGGCGATAACAAGGACTACTCGGTGGCCGTAGTCATCAAGATGGGAGTCCGATCCGACAGGGTTGTGGCCAGACTACGCACGAACACCATGACGCCGAACGCATTCGCCACGCCTGTGGTGTTTCTGGCGCAGATGTACAACAATGCTCTACTGGCGATTGAGGCAAACAAGCACGATGCATGTTCATCGGCGGCCGAGAACGAGCGCGAATACGACAATCTCTACCAGCAAAGGGCTATATCGCACGGCGCCAGCGGTTCCAGGAAATTCCATTGGTACTCAACTCCGAAGACCAAGCCCAATCTGTTCACTAACTTCGTGCAATGGTTGCGCGACCGCTGCATCGAGATCACCTCAGAGAACTGCGTAAGCGAGATGAAGAGCTTTGTCCGCGAGGGCAACTCGGAATCCATGGGGGCACCGTCCGGCCAGCACGACGACGAAGTGATGGCCACGATGATTGGGCTGTATTGCGGGCACGAAGACGACTGGATGGAAACTTCCGGCCATAACCGGACCCCGCAGGTTGCCGACAACGCCGGCAAGCAGTACAACTGGGTGGTAACCTGCTCAGCGTGCGAGTTCTCATGGGGGGCAGACAGTCCGAAGGACTGGTCGCGTTGCCCGGTCTGCCAATCACTTCGATTCTCGGCCAGGAAACGAGATATTGGCGACCCCTGCCTGCCCCATCCTGCTGATTACGAAAGCAATGAGGATGACGAGCCCACGCCGAACACGGAGAAATCTCTCGACGCGCTGTGAACCAAAGTAGGTTAGAATGTTCTCGGAGACACTATGGCAGAGACTTCCCAGGATTCAAAGAGTTTAGCAATCATCGTCACGCTTCCATCGGCATCCGCCGAGAGGCTGAGGAAACTTGGAAAAGAAGACGAGCAAGAGGCTGATACGCTTGCCAGGGTCGCATCGAAACTTCTTGAACTGGTTGCCGGCGGGGCGATGGTTATTCCTACCGCGTCGGTCAAATCGCTCCAGAAGCAAACGGACATCGACCTGAGTAACATTACCAATCTCGTGAAGGTCATCGAGAAAGGGCTCGGCCGCCGCGGCGACAGCTTGTCATTCGAGGTTGTCATTGACGGCGCCTATGAGCAACCGCTCAAAGAGCTTGCCGAGCGGAGTTCGACTGACCTAGTCACCATGCTGGTGAACGGGTTCCACGTCTACATGCGCCAGCATTACTACGCCCAGTACTCCGATGTGCGGGAGGTTTTGTTCACGAACGCGCAGTATCGGAAGATGCAGGAGATCACCGGAGAGACCAAAGTTGAGCCAGGTACGGTGGTCGAGATCTTGGCGAAGGCAATGGAGCCGGCCTAAACATGCCGCTATACGAGTACGTCTGTAAAAATCCAGGATGCCCCAGGAGCACGGTCCGCACTGAGAGATACCTCCCCACCATGTCATCGCCTGACCCACCCTGCGTCGGGTGTGGCGGAGATACCGTCAAGGTTCCATCCATTCCAAACATCGTGTTCGTCGGCGCGATTACCGCTAGGTACAATGACCCGAAGAAAGAAGGCGCCCACAAAGAGGGTTACTGGGCAAGCCGAGTGAAAAGCACTACCAGAGACGACGGGAAGCCAGAGCCAGTGTTCATCGAGACATTCCAGGATCAAGCGAAGTTCTGCAAGAGCGAGGGTCTGATAAACCCCAAGGAAACGCCGGCCGGGTTGGAGATCAGAGAAGATGGGCGAGGGTACAAGAGCACTCGCGGCAATCCAGGCCAATGGATCTGAGGTGAAGTTTTGGCAACCACACCCATAGAGATGCGCCCCGACGGATTGTTGGTGCGAGAGAAGAGCGGGAACCCATACGTCTCAGCCGACGAGCACGCCAAGCAGATGAGGGCGTTCCGTGAGGCTGCTGACGAGGAAGCACTGGCAACCCAGCGGACACACCGCGAGGCCGGCCGTGTCCACCAGTACATCGAGATGCTAGAGGGCACACATTGGCCCAAAGATAGACGATCTTGGCGGTCTCCACTCTACACGAACAGGATGGCCAAGGCGAGAACGGACACGCTCTCAGCCCTCACCGACATCAAGCCAACACTGGAGGTGAAGCCGCGGTTCACTGGGTTCGGGAACGTCGAGCAGCAAGCGGAGATCGCAGCCAAGGTAATCCAGAGCGAATGGATACGCAACTCCATGATTCTACAGATCATTGAGTGCGTCGACCATGCCCTCCTGGCAACCGGATACCTGAAGATTGGCGGCAACACGCCGGGGAGCCTGTCTATCTCGGCTTGCGGTTTCGACAACGTGCTCCCAATTCACCCTACCGGCAAGCTGCAGGACGCCGGAGGTGTGGTGTACAGGGCGTTCAAGCCGCTGGCGTATTACTGGAGGGTCTGGCCTGAAAAGGCAAAGGATCTGATGAAGTACGCAGCGAGCTACCAGGACACCTCTGGGAGGGACCCATACGAGCGGCCGTTCAACATAGACCTAGTCACATGGAAGAACATGTCGGTCCAGATGAAGTACAAGATGGGGAACGCACCCGGTGGTGGCCGATCACAGATGGGCGGCGAGGCAACCTACTTCCCAGTGATCCCGCTCGGCGAATACTGGATAGACGACCACAACGTGAACGAGACCTCCCAGACGGTCCTCGTCAAAGATCCGAACCTCAGTGTTGGGCAACACAACTGGCATTACAAGGTGAAGCCAGGTGAACGGCTCTTCCCGTACAAGCGGCTTGCAGTGTTCGGCGGCCAGGATCTTTTGACGGATGGCCCAAACCCATACTGGCACGGCCGGTATCCGTTCGCAAAGCTCGACTTGAACCCTGTTGTCTGGGGGCATGGCTCGATGAGCCGGTATCGTGATCTGGTTCCCCTGAACAAAGCCATCAACGAGATCATCGCAGGTGTCCACGACCTGATCCGGCGCGCGCTGAACCCGCAAATGATCACCCGCCGTGGAGCCGTGCATGGATCGACCTGGGCAAACTTCAGCCAGGACCGGCCGGGAGAGAAGCTCATGATGACCAAATACGGGTCACCGTCTGCGGATGTCCGGTATATTGACCCGCCGGCGATCCCATCGTACGTGTACATGATGCTGATGCAGTTTCTCGTACCAGAGTTCGAGAGGGTTTCCGGCTTCTTGGACGTAGGCGGGCTGATGAGGAAGAATCAGACGCCCGGAGGGGATACGATCGAGCAGATGCGGGACGCGATGCAGTCCCAGCTCCGGCTCGAATCACTCTTCGTCGAGCAACTCCTCATCGAGGCCGGCGAGCTAGCACTCTCGAACGTCTTTCAGTTCTTCACTGCACAGCAGCGCCTGAACATCTTGGGGCCAGACGGCATCACGATGCAGGACTATGATTTTGACCCTGGCACCATGGCTCCCCATGGCCAGCAGAAGCGTGATCACTGGAAGGTGTTCTCCATGCAGGTATCCCAGGGATCGTTGCACGGGGCAAGCCGTGACCGCGAGAAGCAGATCACCATGACCATGCGCAAAATGAACGCGATCAGCAACAAGGAGTTCTTGCGGAGGATGGGGTGGACGAAAATCAAGCAGATCATGGAGGAACTGCAGGATGAGCAGCAGGCGCAGGCTGGCCCCGAGGGTGAGGTTCCCAGGCTAACCCGCGGAGCGAGAAACGGAAATCCGGTTTGACATGGTGCGCGGCAAGGATGCAAAATGAGCAGAGGCATGGTAAACATGAATATCTTAAGGGCGGGACACGCCCG